GCGCGTTTCCGCCAACAAACAACGGAAGCTGATTGAATCCGCCGCCGTCATACTGATCCGCCCATCCGTGGAATCCGACAAGTTCAGGATTCGAAGGAAGGAAGATTCTGCGCTGCGCCCACGCCCACGCGCCTTTATTGTTTTCAAGACGCTTGACGTTTGTCATGTAGCCCTGCAACTTTGAACTGAATTTGTTCGCTTCTGTTTCAAGGTTCGAAGGCATAAGTGAAGCGGCATATCCGCCCGCGTTGGTGTTTGTGCTGTTGTACTTGTAATATGTCTGTAAACAGTCACGGGGCGAACAAACGATGTGTTTCGCGGTCAACTCTGTGTCGCCACAATGAAGATATGAATTCTTTCCTGTGACTTCCCATTCGATTTTTTCGCCGCCGGGTGTCGTTTCAGTAAAGAAATCGCCGATCGCGAACTTGTCCCAATGTCCCGCCCTGACGTGTGTCATCAGGTCGTCAATGTTCCATTCTGCGCCGAAATAGCCGTATGAAGCCATCTGTTCACGCTTCAAAATAGCGTAATCGGCTGCAAGTGTCCCGTGATCGGATGTGACCTGAAGAATCGCCTGATTCATGATATATCCTAAAAGTCCGGAAACAACTTCGTCATGAAGTTCTTCTGTGATAGGATCTTCCGGATCCTCGGGATCGAATGAATCTGTCGGGAACGCCTGAATGATCTTTGATTGCAGGATATATGTTTCGATCTTTGTGATCGTGTCCTGCTGCCACTTGTTCAATTTTCCGATGATCGTCGGAAGATCATCGTCCGCAGCGATTGTCGGGAACTCTCCCGCGATCTCTGTGATCTCGGGAACGAATACCTTCTTGCAGATATCTTCAAACGCTGCCTTTTTTGTTCCGTCCTGCTGTTCAAGGACTAAAAGATCGGCGCCGTTGATCTGCGCTGCTGCTGTCAGGTCTGAAATCTTTTTGTTTGCCATTTTTTAGAAACTCCTTTCTTTTGCTTAGTTGTTATTTATCGCCGGACAGTTGCAGTTTTCGGATGTTTTGAGTGTCCAGAAAACAATCAACTGATCGCCGTCAACTGTGACAATATTGTCGTCGTCATCCGTGACAAGGTTCGCAGGAACGCGGCCTGTGTATAGGATTTCATTCAGGGCGTCGATCTCGTTCTGAAGGTGTCCTGCCTGATCCGTGTCAAGCTGATCGCGGATCGTCTGGAACCACGCTTCGAATTCCTGCGTCCAGTCGCCCGTATTTGTCAAATACCAGTTGTTGAAGGCTGCTTCCTGATTCTGTCGCCATTGTGTGAAGGTTTGCTGCTGCCCGGATGACCATGTTTCGAAATCGGATTCCTGATCCGCGATCCATGCTTCATAGGCTGCCTGTTGCTGATCTGCGTATGCGTTGAACGCCTGAATCATAAGATCATAGGCTTCGCCCGCCTGTTGTTCGAATGACTGGATCGCTGCGTAATAGATCTGATACTGATCCGAAATGTTCTTTTTGTAGGCGTTGAAGTATGAATCGAACTGCGCCTGAATCTGCGTGAAATCGATCTGTGTGACCGTTGCCGCAACCCATCCGCAGACATCCGCGTTCATTCTTGTGTCTGTGATCTCCGCCTGTGTGATCCTGACGGATCCGGCTTCGATATAGATTTCCGCAAGTTTAAGATCATAGACTGTCCCGGTTCTTGTCAGGGCAGGGGAAACAGGATTCGCCGCGTTTCCGCCTTTCTCGATTCGCAGATAGATCCTTCTTTCCGTGTCGTCACGGCGAAGGATGACGTTGTCGATTCTGTTCAGGGTTCCGGACGCTGTTTCGATGTCAAGGGTTGTCGGTGTCAGGAAATGACGATGTTTTCCGTTGATATAGCCATATCCGGCGGCGATCGTTACGGACATATCGTCGTTCGCTGTGACCTGCATTTGACCGTTGAAAACGCCGTTTCTGAAGAACGGACGAAGCCAATCCCCCATTGATTCCGCGTCATAATAGCGATCGGAATTTGAATTCCAGAAATAATCATAACTTCGTTCCCTTAAATCAGACATTTTTCGTTGTTCTCCTTTCGTTTTATTCGTCCCACTTTATTTTTTCAGGAAGGGGATCCCCGAACGTGGGAACGACTTTCATTCCGCCGTATTCATAGACTTCGGAAATTTCTGTGATCCTCTGGTTCATGTAAAGGTTCCATGCCTTCTTCCTGACTGTCACAATGTCGCCTAGATCATAATCTTCTTTATATGTGAAATTGATCGCGGCGGCTGTTTCACATTCAAGGGTTTCGGACACGATCATTTCGTTCAAATTCTCCTGCGCCCTTGTCAGAAGGGCGTTCTTGTATTCTGTCGATGTCATTCCGTCCGGATTGATGTCCTTTGCGTCAACGAATACTTCGCGAAGATCAAGTCCAGTCCCGCCCCCGATGTCATAATAAATTCGCTGCGCCCCTTCGCCTGTTCCGCCGACGATCGCGTATGTTTTCAAATTCTGATCGTTGAAGCGATAAAGGGCGTTGTTCAAATTGTTGTAATCCTCGGAAAAGATGACACGCGGGTTCGTGTGCTGCGCTGTCGTCCTGTCTAGTCCCTGATATGTTTCGAATATGATCTGACGGTTTACGTAGTCCGGACGGAACCGGAATCCGATCGCCCCGCCCCTTGACAGTTTCGATTCATACGTCAGAAGGTTCTTCATTGTGACCTGAAATTCCGCCCGGGGCGTGAAATTGTTCAGATCCCCCAAAACTACAAGCGGGATCGCAACCGCGCCGGATAATAACTGACGCATAGCGACTTCAATATATCCGTTGAAGTTGACCGTCTGTTTTATCAGTCGGCGATCCATGTATGACGACAGGAACCTTCCCTTGACTGTGATCTCGTTCTTGATGTCGGATTCTTCTTTTTCGATATCCTCAATCACGCCCGCTTCGTTCGCGCCCTTGATCCCGACGATGTTTCCGCGCTGAAGTAGTGACAGATTTTCGTCGGTTATAGGGGCGTGAAGTTCGAACGTTCCCGGTTCATAGAACTTTCGCGTCCAGATCAGCGATATTTGATTTTCAATCTGTCCCTGACGGTATAATTCCGGACTGTATATCCTGATTTCCATTCGCTTTTATACTCCTAAATAACGGAAACGGTATTTGATCGTCACGTTCAGATAATCAACGCCCGCTGCCGCGTCATAAACAAATGTATTCTTTCCGTGGATCAACTGGATGAATTCGGATTCTTCTTCTAGATATTCGTTGATCTTTGTTTCCTGTCCGTTGTGGATGAAATAAACGTTCTTTTCATTCGTTCCGGTTGTGATCCTTACCACGTCGCCCGGTTCCATATTCAACGGATAGTCGTCTGTCCCGACCTGAATATGAATGTCCTGCTGCAAATGGTAAAGGATCGGATTCTGAACTGCGCCCATAGCTTCCATGATGACTTCAATTCCGATATGATCCGCCGCCGAATCGTTGTCGATATCCTTGACAAGTTCTGCAACCCTGACGCCGAATTCTTCCAGTTCGTCCGTGAACTCATGAACAAATTCAAACATCGGCTGCCATCCTGCCATAGCGACAGTCGCGTCCGCCGGATCCTTGAAGAACGGATCCGGACAGATCAGCGAAATTGTGGCGTTCCTTGTGACGCCTTTTTCGTCTATCTCGATCGATTCGACATAATAATCGATCTGACGCTTTTCTTCGCCTTCTTCGTAGTAGAATGTCCCCGGGCTTTTCGGTTTGAATGACTTATAAAGGAAATCGCGGCGTTCCTGATATTCGTCGTCGAATTCTGCCGTGATAACGATGTTCCTTTGCTTTGTCGTGCTGCCCTGATATGTGGATCCATCCGTAAAGGTGTTTGCGCTTGTTGTGACGTTATTTGTGACCGAATACGCCCCGTCAAGGGCGATCAGGAAGAATTCTGCTTCCGGATCGTAAGAAAATTCGATCTGAACGTCATCTTCATTTTTGCAAATAATAGTTTTATCCATTTACGCCCTGCCCCCTTGCAGTTGTAGAACCATATTTCGCGTCGCGTTCCTTGTCTGCCTTGCGACTTCATAAGGCGATAACGGTTCAGGGGATTCGATGTTGATGTTCTGGATATAATTTCCGCCCCTGCTGCTGCCGCCTGTTGCTGCTGCCGTTGCCCTTGCGATCGCGTCGTCGATATACGCTTCCGTCCTTTTGTAGAACATATCAAGGGGAAGGATCGCTTCGTCCCCGGCTTCGCCGCCGCCCTGCAACTTTCCGCCATACATTCCGAACAATGTCGGATTCTTCATGATTCCGCCTAATGCGTTCCATGAAATCGTAGGCCACGGGATCGTTATTGTGACGTCGCCGATTGTCTTTGATTTTTCGCCCCATTCAACGGATATTGAAGGCAAATGAACCGCTTTGATCGCGTTCTTGAATCCTTCTGCGATCCTTGTTCCTGCGTCCGCAAGGCTGAAATTGCTGAAAACATTCGAAATCGCGTCAATGACGTTTGTCTGGAACCATGATCCGATGTTCCTCCAGATCCCCGTCACGCTGTCATAAGCTGACTGGAACTTCTGACGGAACCATTCGCCGATATTGTTGAA